CAACTGCTAAATTTTATTATAATGCAAAACTTTGGAACACGCTAGGTTAAGGGCAATTTGGTCTGAATCACCTAAGGAGCGTCTTCGAAGTTGGAAAAAATTTAGAGAAGAATTAAAAGAATTAAGTAAAGAAGATGCCTTAGACCGGACCGCAATATTATGGGGAACGGTACCGTTGGAAAACAGAACAATTGATCCATATGATTCTACAAGATGGCTCACACCATGGGAGATGATATATGGTAATCACTTTTGTTCTTATAGTCGTGCATTAGGAATATATTATACATTATTATATTCTAGCCATAATTTTGAATTAGATATTAATCTAATAGAATGTCAAAAGTTGAATGACATTATACTTGTTATTATTGTTGACAATAATATAGTACTAAATTATATATTTGACAGTACAGAAGATTGGAATAAAATACAAAAACATTGTCGCATATTACAGAATTTTTATTTAAAATAAGGAACATACAATGAGCATCGAATTACCAACTTTATATCAACAATTTATTCATCTTTCAAGATATTCACGATATAGATATGCAGATACACGGCGCGAAACATGGGTAGAAACAGTTGATAGGTATTTCAATTTTTTCGAAGAACATTTATCTGAACAGTGCAATTTTAAAGTTTCTACACAAGCAAAAAATACATTAAGAAATGCAGTTTTAAATTTAGAAGTAATGCCTTCAATGCGTTGTCTTATGACAGCAGGCGAAGCATTGAAACGAGAAAATGTATCAGGTTATAATTGTTCGTATATTGCAATAGATTCTATACGAGCATTTGACGAAGTTCTTTATGTATTAATGAATGGCACAGGTGTGGGTTTTAGTGTAGAGCGTCAATTTGTAAATTTACTCCCTATTGTTAATGAAGAGTTTTTTGAAACAGATACAACTCTTATTATCTCAGATAGTAAATTGGGATGGGCCAAAGCATTACGTGAATTAATTCACCTATTGTATGCAGGACAAATTCCTCAGTGGGATTTAAGTAGGGTTAGACCTGCAGGCGCGCCTTTAAAAACATTTGGAGGTAGAGCATCGGGTCCACAACCATTAGAAGATTTATTTAGATTTACATCAGAAATTTTTCGTCAAGCTGCTGGTAGAAAATTAACATCATTAGAGTGTCATGACATTGTTTGTAAAATTGCTGAAATAGTAGTAGTGGGTGGTGTGAGGCGTTCTGCGTTAATTAGTTTATCTAATTTAAGTGATGATAGGATGCGTTTAGCAAAATCAGGACAATGGTGGGAACGGAATGTACAACGAGCACTTGCTAATAATTCTGCTTGTTATACTGAACGACCTGACATGGGTATTTTTATGGATGAATGGCAATCTCTTTATGAATCTAAGTCAGGCGAGCGTGGTATTTTTAATAGAGCAGCTGCAAAAGAACAAGCAGGAAAAAGTGGTAGGCGGGATCCTGATTATGACTTTGGTACTAATCCTTGTTCAGAAATAATTTTGAGATCGCGAGAATTTTGTAATTTATCAGAAGTTGTTATTCGTGAAAATGATACAGAAGAAACATTAAAAGAAAAAGTAAAGTTAGCGACTATGTTAGGTACATGGCAATCTACTTTAATTAATTTTAGGTACATAAATAGAAAATGGACAGAAAGTTGTTATGAAGAACGGCTACTAGGTGTTTCATTAACAGGAATTATGGATTGTAAGTTAACAAACGGCAAAGGAAAAGGTTTAGAAAATTTATTACAGCAATTAAAGCAAGTATCTATAAACACAAATAAAGAAATGTCTAAACTATTAGGCATAAATCAATCAGCTGCTATTACTTGTGTTAAGCCTTCTGGAACAGTGTCACAATTAGTTGATAGTGCTTCTGGTATACATGCACGTCATAATCCTTATTATATTAGGACAATACGTGCAGATAAAAAAGATCCATTAGCAAAAATGATGTTAGAAGCAGGATTCCCATGTGAACCCGATGTAACAAAACCTGAACACACATTAGTATTTTCTTTTCCTATTAAAGGTCCCAAAAATGGCGTCTATAGAAAAGATATGTCTGCTATTGAACAATTAGAACTGTGGAAAATATATCAAGATAATTGGTGTGAGCATAAACCTTCTGTTACTGTATCTGTACAAGAGCACGAATGGATGAATGTGGGATCATGGGTTTATGAACATTTTGATCAAATGTCTGGTGTTTCTTTTTTACCAATGACGGAACATTCATACAGACAAGCACCTTATCAAGACTGTACAAAAGAAGAATATGATAAACTAATGGCCGATATGCCTAAAGATGTAAGTTGGGCAATGTTAAGTGAATACGAAGAACAAGACATGACTACTGGGGCTCAAGAATTGGCCTGTTCAGCACCCACTGGATGCGAAATAATATAAATACTATCAACCAGGAGAGTAATATATGTGTCCAGCTTGTGTGATACCATGGTTTGTAGTAGCACTAGGTTTAACAGGAACAACGTTTGGCATGTGGCTTGCAGAGCATTCGTGGGTATTTTACACAGCAATAGCATTTAATTTGGCACTAATTGCCTGGGGCGGCTTAAAACTTAAAAAGTATTATGGTAAACATAAAGGATGTGATATCGAATAATGTTAACTGTATATACTTCACCACGGTGCCATCATTGCACCAATGTTAAAGAGTATTTACAAGAACTTGATATATCATATAAAGAAGTAGATATATCTGCAGATCAAGCATCAAAAGATTGGATACTAGAACAAGGACATAGAACAGTACCACAAATTTATCAAGGTAATACGTTAGTAGTAGAAGATGGTGCTACTTCATTGCTTCGGTTGACAAAAGACCAAATAGAAGATATAATAGATAATATCTAATAATGAAATATATAGACTATATTCGTTGGCGGATACAGTTACTAAAACACAAAAATATAACATTATTTCCTATAGAGAAAACAGTAAACAATAGGGAGAAAGGAAATGAAATATTAAAGAACACATCTAAGGAATAAATCACTTCCTTATGCTCGGTGAAAGCCAAAATAGATACCATACCAAGTAGATTTAAAATATAATATAGAATCGCCCGATGATGTTGTAATGACTAGGGCAATATAGAGAAATAAGATAGTTGTACAATACAATAATAAAAAATAGATTATTCTAAGTAGATTATTTAATAAAAGCTTGTTACGCCAGAAGAAACTAAACGTAAGGCGTATAATTTAAAGGGGAGCCATAAAGGCTCCCTTTTTTTACGATAAATAGTTAGGTTGAAAAGGAGAATAAAAATGTCATTACATGATGAAATTATTTCACAATTCGATTCATATATAAATGAATCAGCCAAATTCGAAGAAAAAGGCGTTAAAGCATCTGCGGCGAGAGCCCGCAAAGCACTAGGTGAACTAGGTAAATTAACTAAATCACGTAGAAAAGAAATACAAGAAAAAAAGAGTACGATGTAAATGTTAGTAGAAAAACGTAAGAAAAACGATGTTGTTGCGTTAAAACTTGTAAGTGGCGATGAAATACTCGCCCAATGGGTTGACGATGACGACAATACAATAACATTAAGAAAGCCGTTAGCATTAGCAATGGGACCAGAAGGTGTGGGATTAATACCTATGATGGTGTCATTAGATATTTCAGCAACTCCAAATGTTACATTAAACAAAGATAAAGTTGTTATGATTATATCGCCTAATAAAATGTTAGCAGATTCTTATGTTCAAGCAACAACCGGAATATCATTAGCAACACCTAGTTCTCAAAAAATAATTACATAGGAAACAATTATGTCGGGTAGACCAGTACATAGGATGGGAGATATTAACTCAGGAGGCGGAGCATTGACATTTATTCCTCAAGGAAGTGTTTATGCCAATGATCTTCTTGTATCTGTTGATGGGTCTCGAGGGACCGCGCATCCACCTTGTCCTTATGTTGTAATACATTGTGCTGGTGTCTGGCAAACAACAATGGGAAGGCATACTGTTTATGCTCATAATATTTCTGTTAATTGCGAAGGCGATCCAGATTCTTGCGGCCATATTAGAATAATGGGAAGTCCTAATGTTTTTGCAGAAGATAATAGTACATAGGAAATATAATGGCTACCTTTAGAAATTTACAAAAAACTGCTGGAAAATTATCAAGCATTGCTAATACTCAATTACCTGATGTACAAGGAGTTGTAGCGGCAAGTGCTGATGGGAATATTCGGCTTGTTAACAAAACTCAATTACCTAATACTATTAGAGATATAATATGTCAAATTTTAGCAGGAGGTCTTCGAAATCCATTTGAAGGCCAATTGCTTTGTTTAGAAATTGCTTTGGATAATCTTATCGATACGCCGGGCATGCCTGAAATCTTACAAGATAAATTGAACACTATAAAAAATACTCTCGGTGGATTATTAGATCATTTGGGTGTGAACAGTACTATAGCAAGAATGCAAAATGTTATAAATCAAATGGCATCTATATATTCATTGGTTAATTTTTGTGACAATCCAGTTACTGCACCAAACATAGGAACCTTATTAGATAACGCATTGGGTTCATTATTTGGTCCCGGACAAAGTCATATTAATGCTTTGGGTAATATAGAAGATGTGAGTTTATGTTTAAATTTAGATGGTAGTTTTGATTTTAGTGGATTAAGTAGCGGTCTTCTTAAAGACATTAATGACGACTTGCCTACAATAATTGCAACAGGTGTTGTATCTAGTGTAATTATGAATAACCTAAGTTCATGGAATACAGATGTTAATGCAATGATGGTAACAGAAAATGCTGGTGATCCGGCATCAGCAACTGTTTGTGCCGCGGCAACTACAGCATCTAATCTTTATTCAGCACATTGTCAACTTAAAGATTATGCACTGCCTAGCGGAAATGATCCATGGAGTGCAATTGCAAATAGTGATATTGTAAAAAATTTAGAGCAACAAGCGACACGTCATCCTGTAGTTGCTAGTAGACTCCCTGTTGAAAATGCAGCTGGAGAAATTACAGATACATTTTTTGATTTAAAAGAATCGGGAACTTATAATGACTATGTGTCTTCGGGTTCTACTAAACCGGGTACATCAGATGGCATATGGTCATCGGATATATCTGAACTAGGAGGATTTGAATCAAATGTAATTGCTCCAAATTTGGGAGGTACAATAGGTGCTACTGGTGGTAGTACTGCTGGTACAAATCCGGGAGGAGGTATTGTTCCTGGTGCAACTGGTGCTGGCGGGTCAAGTACAACAGGAACAATTATTATAAATACTTCTTCTGCAGAATTAGATTTATTTTTACAAAGTGTTGTAGCAACTCCACAAGATGGAACAGGCCTTTTAAAGAAAGAAGCAAACAAAGCAGTATTACAATTAGTTGCAGGGGAGTCGGGTAAAGTTACTGTTGTAGAATCAGGTGATGGTGATCCCTATAAAACATTAACTGTAGGATTAGACCAAACATTTTTAGATTCTATACCCAATACTTGGACAGATTTAACAGATACGCCAAGTACTATTACCGCAGGTAAATTTGTAAAAAGTAATAGTGGTGGTACAGCATTAGAATTTGTGGATGAAGCAGATCCTGTATTTTTAGCATCAGCGGCAGGAACTATAACAACAGCCAAAATTGCTAATTGGGATGAAGCACATGGTTGGGGTAATCATGCACTAGCAGGTTATTTAACTGCA